ACAGGATGGTTTAAAAGAAAAGTAAGATAAAAGAAAACATGTTTACTTAACTTACATTACGTAAGTACCTAAAGTACTTACGTTAATAATACATTAACAAGAATACTTAAGTATTCTTGTATATAAGTATATAATATACTAATGTATTAGGGTATCATACTTTTCGTACTTTGTCAAGTACTCAAAGCAAATAAAACATAAAATCTTGTTAACTGTAAAATAAATCTTGTTTTTACTTGACAAAGGGGTTACTTTTGTGGTATACTGTTAGTATAGAAATTAATCTTTGTAAAGGACTATTATGATTTCCAAATGGACAAAAGAACTTCCTGTCATTAAACAACTTGGTGAAGAGGGTATCACAATGATAGCTCTTGCGGAAAAGTACGGAGTGTCTCGTCAACGAATTAAGCAGGTAATTAAAAAATATATTCCTGATTGGGAAACAACTTGTGGGATGGTTGTTCGTAGAGACAAAGCCGAAAAAGAATACAATGATCGGTACATGAAAAAATGGGGTGTAAAAGAAAATACACAGTTGTATAAACAACAACGAGATCGTTTTTTAAGTAAGAAACATAATGCCCTTGCTACGGGTTACTCATGGGATGTAGACTTCTCAGACATTCAATGGAACACCCATTGCCCAGTCTTTGGAATAGAGCTAGATTACTTTGCCACTATGAGGCAGGAAAATAGTCCTTCTTTTGATCGTTTAGATAATGACAAAGGCTATGAACGTGGTAACATTGTGATTATGTCTTGGCGTGCCAACCGTATTAAAAATAATGGAACTCTAGAAGAACACCTTAAGATTGTAGAATACTTGACAAAGGTTAATATAGTTACCGTTGTAAGTCAATAGACTTGTAGTGTATAATATAGTCAATCGAAAACACTTTGTGTGTTTTCTCAATGAATTAATGTTTAAGGAAACAACATGACTAACATCTTTGTCAAACTAAGCGTTACAGCCGCTTTGCTGTTGCCAGTCGCAGCGGCATATAGCGCAGCAGATCACATCTTTGTTGGCACCTTTCCTGATGGTGCCACAATGAAATGGAAGTGTCCCGTTGGGACCAAAGGTTCAATTCCTTTCTTGTTTACTCTCCCTACAGGGGAGTCATATCAAGCTTCAGTTTCTTGTGGAGAATCTGTTTAATGGCTTACAAACCAGTAACAAAAGATCGTTCAACTCTTGCTGAAACCAACCTTAAGTGGTCTGAGAAGCAACGAATGGAAGCTGTGAATAGTTACCTCTTGCTCGGTAATTTAGCTTTGACAAGTCGAATCCTGAACATCCCTGAAATCACCCTACGAGTTTGGAAAGCACAGACTTGGTGGAAAGATGCTGTAGTTGAAATCAAGTCCTCGGAGAAGGTCCAACTCAGTACTCGGATTCGTAAGTTGGTAGATGGTGCCTTGGCTGTGGTTGAGGATCGTTTGACCAATGGTGACTTTCAGTTTGACCAGAAGACAGGTGTTGTTATCCGTAAACCAGTTAACATGAAGGATGCTCACAAGGTCGCCATTGACATGGCTGACAAGCATGAGCAACTTGAACGTGGTGAACGGCCAGAACAAACGGAAGATCATGTTGAGGATAAACTCCTTAAGCTTGCTGAAAAGTTTGCTGACATGGCTACCAAGAAGATTGAACAGAATACAAATGCTTCACGCACAGTGGATGCAGACATAGAGGATATTTGATGCCCTACATGACCAATGGCAAACGCGATTATAAAAAAGAGAACAAGCTTTATAACTCTAAGCCAGCTCAAATCAAAGCACGCTCTGAACGTACTACCTTGCGTCGTCAAGCCAATGCTGAAGGTATTACACACAAGGGTGATGGTAAGAACCTTGACCACATTAAACCTCTGTCCAAGGGTGGAGCTAACAAGATGTCCAACACTCGTGTAGTGTCTGAGTCAGCTAACAAGAGTTTCTCTCGCAATGCCAATGGTAGTATGAAAAGTCAAACTTCCAAAGCTGAACGGAAAAAGAAATGACAACTACAACTTTTGAAGAATGGAAAAAGGATTTAGAGTTACAAATTGCTGTGATGGATAGTGTTATTAAAGTTATGCAGCAGCTACGTGATTCTTTGACTCTTCAAAGTTATCCAGTAATAAAAAAATAATGGCTAAACTCACTGCTGACGTAATTGCTGGATTGGTTGGTAGTGTACTTGGTAATCGCTTTGATGGACGTAGTGCCACTCCAGAGTTCCACAAAGAATGCTGGCAACTATGTACAAGTGATGATAAGTTTGTTGCCATTGCTGCCCCACGAGGTCATGCCAAATCTACTGCAGTAACCCTAGGTTATGGCCTCTCCACTCTTCTGTTTCGTGAACGGAAGTTTATGTTGCTTGTCTCTGATACAGAGTCACAAGCATCCTTGTTCTTGGGAACCTTTAAACAAGAGCTACAAGATAATAACGAATTAATTGACCTGTTCCGTATCAAGCGTAATGAACAAGGTCACGTCAAGTTCCTGAAGGATTCAGAAACTGACATCATAGTTGAGTGTGAGGACGGGCACCGTTTCCGCATCATTGCCAAGGGAGCGGAACAGAAGCTACGTGGACTGATCTGGAATGGTAGTCGTCCTGACATCATTATGTGTGATGATATGGAAAACGATGAGCTTGTGATGAACAAGGAACGTCGTGATAAGATGCGAAGGTGGTTTAAAGGGGCCTTGCTGCCCTGTAGAGCCGACAACGGGGTAGTTCGGATAGTGGGTACCATCCTACACAACGACTCGCTCCTAGAGCGTTTAATGCCTAATGAGTCATCTAAGACAACTGTACATGAAGGCCTTAAAACATACTCCACTTTGAAGAGTATGTGGAAGGCAGTTAAGTACAAAGCACATAACGAAGATTATACAGAACTCTTGTGGGCTTCTAAAAAGAATGCTGCAGAGTTTAAAATGCTTTATGACGAAGCAGTTAAGGATGGTACAACTGACATTTACTCGCAAGAGTACTTGAACATCCCTTTGGATGAATCAGTAACCTTCTTTAAACGTGGAGACTTCTTGAATACAACTCAAGAAGATCGTCAAGGCAAGATGCACCACTACATCACAGCCGACTTAGCTATTTCTGAATCAGAACGAGCTGACTTTTCTGTGTTTATTTTAGCTGGTGTAGATGAGAACAAAGTAATACACATCAAGGATGTGATTAGAGAGCGTATGGATGGTAAGGAAATCGTAGATACTTTGCTTTTGTTGCAAAAGATTTATGATCCTGAGGCCGTTGGTATCGAGGATATGCAAGTGTCCAAGGCTATTGGTCCATTCCTACGTGAAGAGATGATTAAGAATAATACTTTCCTCAACTTAGTGCCTTTAAAGCATGGAGGTAAAGATAAAACAACACGCTCTAGGTCAATTCAAGCCCGTATGCGCGCTCATGGAGTTAAATTCAATAAGGATGCGGACTGGTTCCCTAACTTTGAGAACGAATGTTTAACCTTTCCTCGTGGAAAGCATGACGATCAGGTAGATGCTTTTGCCTATCTGGGTATGATGCTTGATAAACTCATTGAGGCACCAACGAAAGAAGAAATAGATGAACTCGAATACCTTGATGAACAGCGGAGCACCGAATCAGACTATGCAGGGCAGTCATCTACAACAGGTTACTAGAAAATGCCGAGTTTGTTCTTTGTTGAAACCCTATTCTGAGATGGTAAAAAATAAAGGTTTTTCTTGTGGAGTAGATACAATTTGTTTAGAATGTTCTAGAGAAAGGGTAAAACTTTGGAGAAAAGAAAATCCAGAAAAACGAGCTAAACAAATGAAGAAAGAGGCAGGTAAACCCTACACAATCAATAAGCATCTACGCAGTAAATACGGTATTACTCATATTGAGTATAATGAAATGTTTATTGCTCAAAAAGGATGTTGTACAATTTGTGGTTTACATCAGTCAAACTTCACAAGGCGGTTATCTGTTGACCATTGTCATACAACTGGAAAAATTAGGGCTCTTTTATGCTCCCATTGTAATTCTATGATTGGATATGCAAAAGATGATACAAACATACTGAACTCAGCTATTGAGTACTTAAAGGAATATAATGGGACCAACTGATGCTATGGCTGGAAACCAGAATCCACTACAGGGTACTGATCCAAATCAGCTCCCTACCCAACCCCAGGCCCTTCCGGGCCAAATGGGTATGCAACCTGACGTAGAAAATCAGCAAGAAGACTTAGCAGAAGGTGGTAAAGAGGAATCTTTGCGCTGGTTGCTAGAGTCTACTAACATTGCTGAGAAACTAGACAAGGAAAAGTTGCATAAGATTGGTGCTGATGCACATGAGGGCTTCACTGCTGACAAGCAGAGTCGTGCTGAGTGGGAAAAGCAAATGGAAGAGTGGACTAAATTGGCTACTCAGGTACGTGAAGAAAAGACTTGGCCTTGGCCTCGCGCTTCTAACGTTAAGTACCCCATCCTGACCACTGCTGCTATGCAGTTTGCTGCACGAGCTTACCCTAGCTTGGTACCCTCTGATGGTAAAATTGTTAAGTCTAAGGTAATTGGTAAAGACCCAGATGGTCAGAAGGCTGTCTTGGCTGATCGAGTCTCCATGTACATGAGTTATCAACTTATGCATGAAATGACAGGTTGGGAAGAGGGTATGGATAAGCTCCTTATTATGCTTCCTGTAGTAGGTACGGTTTTTAAGAAGACCTACTGGGACTCAATCAAGAAACAAGTGGCATCTGATGTCATCTTGCCAAAGAACCTAGTGGTTAACTACTGGGCTAAGTCTATTAAAGAAGCTGAGCGGATTTCTCAGATCATTGAGATGAGTCCTCGGGTACTTAAGGAACGGCAGATGTCTGGTGTCTTCTTGGATGAAGACTTGGGCTCTGCTCCTACTCCTGAAGATGCACGTAATGCTCCATCTAATGATGAGACTACCCCGTTCACCATCATTGAGCAGCACACTTATCTGGATTTGGATGACGATGATTATCCAGAACCCTACATTGTTACTTTCCACCTAGAGTCGGCCAAAGTTCTTCGTATCACTGCTCGGTTTGATGATACAACCATGCATTATACCGAAGAAGGTAAACTCGCAAAGATTGAACCAATTGAGTACTTCACAAAGTTCGGGTTTATTCCCAACCCCGATGGTAGCTTCTATGATTTGGGATTCGGTGTTCTCCTCGGACCTATTAACGAGTCAGTTAACACGCTTATCAACCAACTCATCGATGCTGGCACACTTAACAATTTGCAATCTGGATTCTTGGGCAAAGGCCTCAAGATTCGTCTCGGAGAAACTAAGTTTTCCCCCGGAGAATGGAAAGCAGTAAACAGTTTAGGTGAAGACTTAAAGAAACAAATTGTCCCCTTGCCTAGCAAAGAACCCAGCGCTGTCTTGTTTCAACTTATGGGAAGTTTAATTACTTCTGGCAAGGAGTTGGCCTCGGTAGCTGAAATCTTCGTTGGAAAGATGCCCGGTCAAAACACTCCTGCTACAACGACGATGGCGACAATCGAGCAGGGTATGAAAGTATTTACGGCAGTGTACAAGAGAATCTATCGTAGCTTGGAAGAAGAGTTTAATAAGCTGTTCGCCCTCAACGGTACTTACCTTGATCCAAACACTTACCAAGAAACTATTGGAGTTACAGTTGGTCCCAATGACTTCTCTGCAAAGCAGTATAAGATTTGTCCCGGTGCTGATCCTACAGCAGTGAGTCAAACTGAAAAACTACTTAAAGCACAGGGTCTAATGGAAATGCTACCACTAGGTATCCTTGATCCTGTTAAGGTGGGTTTGCGGTTGTTGGAAGCTCAAGAGCAACCTAATTACCAAGAACTACTTAACCCGCAGGTTGCGGAAACTGGTGCACTTCCTCACCCTCCTCCTAACCCTAAGATTTTGGAGAGTCAAGCTAAGGTCCAAGCCATTCAACAAGCCTCGCAAATTAAGCAAGGTGATGCTCAATTCAAACAGCAGTTGGATCAACGGGATGCTCAGTTTAAACAGGCCATGGAAGCCCAGACAGCCGACCAAGACGCTCGACATAAACAAGTTCTCAATGCATTGAATACAGCTATTCAAGTGCACACAGCAAACATGCAGGTAGCCCAAGATAAGCAAAAGTTTATTCAGGATACAATGCACAAAGAAGTAGCCAATAGGCAAAAGGTCACGCACCAAGAGCGTATTGCTACTGTCAAACGACAACAAGCATCTTCCAAAGGGAAATAAGATTCATGAATCGTCAAGATTTTAGAGACTGGAAAAACAGTCCCATTACACGAGCTTTGTTCATTGCTCTTGATAACCGCATCAGCGGTCTTCAAGCTGAACTTGGTTATTCTGCTGGTGAAAACCCCATCCTTGATTCTAAAAAGGTTGGGGCTATCCAAGCAATTCGAGATGTAATGGAAGCCGATTGGTTTGAGGAAACCGAAGTATGATTTATCCTACACTCCACCGAATTATCGTTAAACAACACAAACTCGAAGATACCAATAAGGATTATCGACGAGCTGCTATGGCAGGAATTATCATCCCCGATCATGATGATAAAATTCGAGCACAAGCAGGGGTAGACAAAGGTATTGTTATGTCCATTGGCCCAACGGCCTTCCGTGACTTTCAAACCGAGTCCCCTATTAAGGTTGGGGATACAGTGGCCTTTGCCCGCTTTAGCGGTAAGGTGATTGCTGATCCCAAGGATGATGTAGAATATGTTGCACTAAATGATGAGGACATCGTAGCGATCCTCACTGGAGAATAAAATGACTGACGAAGTACAAAACGAATCTGGTGGAGAATCCCCAGAACCAAGCTCTACTGAACTGAAAGCAATGGAATCCGGTTGGGTTCCTAAGGAAGAGTATTCTGGTGAAGAGCATAAATGGGTAGAAGCGGGTGAGTTCCTGCGCCGTGGTGAACTGTTTAAGAAGATTGAAGATCAATCTAAACAACTTAAAGATGTCCGCAATGCCCTGAATGAAATGAAGAAGCTTCATGGCCAAGTCCGTGAAGTAGAGTACAATCGGGCACTTTCTGCCCTCCGTGCTCAAAAGAAAACAGCCCTTGAAGAAGGTGATGCAGAGGCAGTTATTGCTGCTGATGAGCGCATTGATCTAGTTAAGGAGCAAGTTAAGCAATTTAAAGCAGAGCCTGACGCTGCACAAGACCAAGCTGGTACCGAACATCCTGAGTTCGTTGCTTGGACTGAGCAGAATAGTTGGTATAAGAATAGCTCACCCATGAAAGCATTTGCGGATGCTCTAGGTGCTGATCTTGCTCGTGCTGGTAACTCTCCATCAGAAGTACTTAAGAAAGTTGCTGCTGAGGTACGCAAAGAGTTTCCAAACAAATTCCGAAATCCAAATCAGGATCGTCCGGGAGCAGTAGAGTCTGGCAAAGGTAATGGTGTATCACGCACTGGTTCCTTTTCGCTGACCGACGAAGAACGTCGAGTTATGAATACTTTTGTTCGACAAGGTGTCATGACGGAGAAAGATTACATATCTGAACTTAAGAAAGTACGAGGTTAATTATGGCCGAGAAAGAAGCTATCTCTAAAGCCCCCGCAAGTCGGGTTACGCGAGTTCCTGTGAGCCAGCGTAATGTTCTAACGGTAAAGGGTAAAGACCCCGCATATGAATACCGAGTCGTTAACGATGTAGATGATCGTGTAGCGCAATTTCTTGAAGGCGGGTATGAACTCGTCGATAAGGACTCTCATGATGTAGGTGACAAACGAGTATCGCAAGGTACAAGTGTTGGTTCCAAGAAAGTGTTTTCTGTTGGTCAAGGCATTAAAGGCCACCTTATGCGAATCCCTAAAGATTTGTATGATCAGGATCAAGCAGCTAAACAAGGTTTTGTAACTCGGCAAGAAGCCTCCATCAAAGAAAAAGCTCTTGATGGTAATTATGGTAAGTTCGAGATTTCTCGAGACTAACTAATCTGTTGCCATTAGGATTATCTAATTTGACTATTTGGAGAATTACTAATGTCAAGTGTTTCCCGTCTTAACGGCTTTAAGCCTGTTAAAACCCTCACTGGTGCCAGTTATAATGGCCAAGGTGAGGTTGCCTTCCTTTCTTCTGGTGACTCTACGGTTGTGATGGTTGGTGACGCTGTTAAGCTTGCAGGCGATAGCCGCGCAGCTACCGGTGTCCCCACTGTTACCCGCGTCTCTGGTGCTACTGATATTGCGTTTGGTGTGGTTGTTGGCATCCTGTTTACAGGTGTTGGTGATACCCCCAATGTACCGCCTGTCAATGATCTGAACACCCCGGTTTACCGCCGTGCTTCTACCGATCGTTATGTCTTGGTGTGCACTGATCCTAACGTGATTTATGAAGCCCAGTACCTGACTACTTCCGTTGCCGCCGCAACGATTACTGCTAACGTCGGTTTGAACGGTAGCTGGGATGTAACTGCTGGTTCGACTACTTCCGGTTCGTCTGGTATGTCGATTGCAGCTCTCTCTGCTACTACTGCTACTCTGCCTCTCAAGGTAGTTGGCTTCCCCAACCGACCGGATAATATTCCGGGCGACACCTACTTCTCCTACTATGTCAAACTGAATAATACTCAGATGGGCACTGGTACTGGTCAAGCTGGCGTTTAACATTTAAAGGAATAAATTATGTCCGTAATCAATAGTGGTTCATTTGCCAAGGCCCTATGGCCCGGCGTCAATGCTTGGTATGGCCGTGCCTACACTGAGTATCCTGAAGAGTACACAAAACTCTTCGACAAACAAACGTCTACCAAGGCTTTTGAAGAAGATGTGGGTATCAGTTCGTTTGGTCTCGCAGTGCAGAAATCTGAGGGTGCTCCGATCAGTTATGACTCGGAACGTCAAGGTTTCATCACTCGTTATCAACACGCTGTGTATGCTCTGGGTTTCATCATCACTCGTGAAATGATGGAAGATGACCAGTATGACGTAATTGGTAAACGTAAAGCAGAGGGTCTTGCCTTCTCTATGCGTCAAACCAAGGAAGTCATTGGCGCTAACGTCTACAACCGTGCTTTTAATAGCAGCTATGTTGGTGGTGACGGTGTTGAGCTTATCTCGGCATCTCATGCAAACATCAAGGGTGGTGTGTGGTCTAACAAGATTGCTACTGCCTCTGACTTGTCTGAAGCCTCGCTGGAACAAGCGTGTATTGACATTGCCGGTTTCACCAATGATGCTGGTTTGCTGATCGCTGTGCGACCAGAAGCCCTCATCATCCCCCGTCAACTGATGTTTGAAGCTAAACGCATCTTGGGTACAGACGGTCGAGTTGGTACTGATAATAACGATTTGAACGCAATCAAGACTCTTGGTTCTGTTCCTACCGTTATTACCAACCACTTTTTGACTGACGTGGATGCATGGTTTATCAAGACCAATGTGCAGAATGGTATGAAGTACATGGAGCGTCGTGCTGACAGCTTTGACATGGATAACGATTGGGATACCGAGAACGCTAAGTTCAAGGCAACTGCTCGTTACTCGTTCGGCTGGACTGATCCTCGCGCCTTGTATGGTTCGGCTGGCGCCTAATTAACCTAAGAGGGTGGTAGCAATACCACTCTCCTTTAAGGAATAAAATATGGCAATTATCTTTCCCGATCCAATCGTCACTGCTACTAGTAATGACAAGGATGTTCACATCAAGGTAGTTAAACTCACATTTGCTGATTTTACTACTGGTGGTGCTAACTCTGTTAAAGCTGTTCTTCCTGCTGATTCCACTATTTTGAATATTGGTTATTGGAAGGCTGTGGCTTTTTCTGGTGGTAGTGTCTCTGCAGTGACTATGAGTTTGGGCATCCCGGGTACAGCAACTAAGTTTGCTAGTGCTTTTGATGTACACACCCCGGCTGTAGGCACTTCTAACGAGGTAACTCCTGTCACCAATATTATGCAGCCTTATCAAATCCCTCTGGGTGCTGATATTTCTGTGCTAGTTACTGGTACAGCTACAACTGGTAATCCAACTGCCGGAGAAATTTATCTTCGCATTTGGTACGTCCGCTAAGACGTTCCTAAGAGGGGAGCTTTCGTTTGAGGGTTCCCCTTTTTTTCTCTTCTTTTTTAAGGTTAGGTTTGGTATGTCACAAAATGTATATGTTCGTTCGGGCTTCACGCGTCACATTCTCCCACAAGATACAGTTACCACAACTGTTACAGGTGATTGGATGTTCAAAGATGCTCCACAAGTTTCTTTTCAAGCAGTGGTTAGCGGCACAGGTACCGTAGGTGCCACTGTGGTTTTTGATGTTTCTAATGATGGTGTTAATGCTTGCTCTACTGTTTTGGGTACAATTACCCTAACTGGTACAACGGTTAACGCAGATGGTTTTACAACCTCTGCTCCTTGGAAATATGTTCGTGCACGAGTAACTGCTATTAGCGGAACTGGTGCTATTGTTAACGTAATGGCTTGCGCATAATATGACTGCTACTTCTAATTATATAGTTTCTGGTGCAGGTGATGTTGTAACGTGGAATCCAGATGGCACCCTGCGCACGCCTGCGGGGGGGAGCGTTGCGGTGGCACCCGTTAGTACATCAAGTCCGTATCAACTCCGTAGATGGCGTGTTGCACTGGCTCGGGCGGCAGCAAATAAAGGGCAGGCGGTAGTTGCGTGCATCGGTGATTCGACGGTGGCGGGGGTGTTGTCAAATGGGGCGACTGATTGGACTGGAAACAAGGCGATCAGTTACCCATCGCTAATGGCTGCGTCCATTACTGCCCGCACTGGTGTGCCAAACACTTTGGCAAGCATCTGCGGAGACCAAAGCACTCTTCAGCACTCTGGAACTGTGCCTCTGTACGACCCACGCGTTTCGTTCGGGGCAAGCTGGGGCGCGTCGTCTGGCGTGTCTACTTTTGGGGGGCAGGGCTTAAACAGCATCACGGGTGCAATCGGGTCTTTGTCTGACGAGTTATTCGCATTTGCCCCGCTAGAAAGTTGGGATACGGCAGAAGTCCATTACTTCGCTGTCGCAGGCGCCGGAACTTTCACGCTGGACGTTGGCGGCGCAGTGCTGGCGACAGGCACGGCAGGCGCTGGCACGGTGATGACAAAGACAATCACAAAGACCTTGGGCGTTGGCGCACTAAACATCAGACGCACGGTCGCAGGCCAAGTCTATATCCTGGGGGTTAAGTGCTACAACAGCGCATTGGGTTCGGTGAATGTGCTTAATGGCGGATGGTCTGGTGCAAGAGCTGCGCAGTGGGCTGCGGCATCTGGTTGGTACGCGCCAATTCAAATGATTGCCAAATGGGATGCCGATCTGCACATCATCACGATAGGCATCAATGATGTTTTGCAGTCAACGCCAATTGCTACATTTTCTTCCGACTACCGCATACTTGTGAATGCGTGTCTCGCTGTAGGGGATGTAATCGCACAGATTCCAACACCCCTATCTGCATATGATTCAAAGACCTTGGAAATACGTGCGGCAATATACGCCGTAGCTGCTGATGTTGGAATCCCTGTTGTCGATATGTACACGCGCTGGGGTGCTGCTTCGGAATATTCGCAATACCTGAATGCTGATCTTGTCCATCCGAATAAAACCGGCTACCAAGATGGGGCGCTTGAGCTTGCAAGGGTGCTAGTTTCATAGTTTCTTCTGACACGCAAGGGCGTCTTCACTACGTTCCAGACGCAATACTCCTAGCTAAGATCAACTAAATAAGGAAACAAATGAAAAACTGGCTTAGTCTAGGAGATTACAACTGCATCTGCGATAGTTGTGGTAGGAAGTTCAAGGCTTCTACAATGCGCAAGCGTTGGGATGGGATGTTTGTTTGTAAAGATGACTATGAAATTAGACATGAGCAACTCAGTCTTAAAGTTCGTGGTGACAAGCAAACAGTACCTATCCCACGTCCAGACACAATTGATGATGTATTTTTACCAGTATGCTATGTATGGCAGAGTTCTGGCTACGCTGACCTAGCTACAGCAGATTGTGCTAGAGCGGATAACACCTCAATTTCATACGCCCTTCTTCTCGAAACTAAATCCCCCCAAGTAGGGTAATCTATGAGTGAATATCAAAGTATAATTAACGTAGC